ATTAAAAGATGGAGATGTGACAGTTTTAGAAATTTACTGGAATCCATTAACTATTGCAGAAAGAGAATCAATCGTTGCAAAATCTGGAGATGCAGGGACTAATGATGACTTCGCTTTGAATCTTATGATTACAAAAGCATTAGACAAAGACGGCAAAAGATTATTTCAAGATGGTCACAAAGCATCTTTACGAAGAGAAGTAAATGCAACTACTTTACAGGATATTCAACTTGCAATGTTGAACTCTGGATCTGAGTATAAATTGGAGGAAGCGAAAGCAACTTTAAAAAGCTAAAAACGATTGGTTTTTTATGTTTTTCTTAGCTTCAGAGCTAGGAATGACAATTCAAGAACTTACTGGTAAATTAACTCAGGAAGAATATGTAAACTGGCTTGCTTACTACGAGTTAAAAAAAGAATATGAAGAAAAGGCTTACGAAGATGCAAAGAATAAATCACGAGCAAGAAAACGTTAAAAGCGGTACACTAAAATAAAGTTTTAATTTTATCGTGGCCGATTACGGTGTAAATATAAATTTAAGAGTAAAAGGTCAGTCTGGTCTTGATAGGTTAAATAATAAAGTAAAAGAATTAACAAAAAGTGTAGATAATATTCGTCAGATAGACATAATGAATCCTCGAAATACAGGAGGAAAAGCAGGACAAGGTGCTCGTAATGAATTAAAAAAATATAGGCAAGACATGGAAGATATTGTCAAAGCCGTTAATAAAGCTCAAGGAGCATTTGGTAAAACAGCTAACGCTCAGTTTGCGGTATCAGATGCTTTAGAGGAATATACAAATAATTTAGAAATTGGAACTAAAAGACATAAAGAAGCATTAGCAGCAACAAATAAACAAAATGCAGCGTTAGGCCGAGAAACAATTTCAATTAACAAAAATACAGATGCACAAATTAAAAATAATAAAGCACAAGCTCAAGGAAATAAACTTGATAAATTTAATAACAGAAGCAATAAAGCAGCCCTTACAAGTGGAGCAATTTCTGGTGCGTTTCCATTGCTATTTGGACAGGGTTTACTTGGAGGTGCTTTTGGTTTTGCTGGTGGTTTTGCAGGAACTAAAATTGGTGGACAGATGGGAGGTTTTGCAGGAGGTCTTGTTGCTACTGCCCTCTTACAACAATTAACTACATTATTTGCAAAATTAAATGAATTAGGAGGTGCTTTTGATGAAATAAATCCAAATATAGATGCACTTACAGCTTCATTGGGATTAGCTGGAACAGCAGAAGCAGAAAGATTAAAATTTATAGAAAGAACTCAAGGTGCTCATGTTGCTTTAGCTATGGCTACTGAAAAGATGACAGAAGTTGTAGGGAAAGATGGAGTTGAAAGTTTAAGAGAATTTGCAGAAACTAGCCAGTTATTAGGTAATTCATTTAAAAAAGCCATGTTAAAGATTCAAGTTGCTATGGCTGATCTTTTTAATGCTTTAGGAAAATTCGTTCCAGGTGCAGGAAAAGCTCAAAGTGTTGAAACTGCTAGATTAGCAGAACTTGGAGGAGCAGGAAAAGATCCAGTTTTACAAGGTCTTATTGCAAGACGAGAACAAATTGAATCAGAATTAAAAGCAATTCAAAAACAAGATCTTGATAAGACAATAAGAAAAGAAGCTCTTGGTCCATTTAGTTTTGGAAGTGGTGGATTATTCCCTTCTCAAATAACTCAAACTGCTGAAAAGCAAATTGATGAGCAACAAAATAAAGTCAATTTAGAGTTAAGATTAAAAGGTTTGACTACTGAAATTGATAAAAGAACAAAAATCTTTGAGACAAAAGGCAAAGAAGTTGAATTAGATCAGAGAAGGCAAAATATTCTTGATGAAGGACTAAAAAGTATTACAGATCAAAATATATTTTTACAAAATCAACTTTTATTAGGAAAACAAGGTGCAGAAATTGAAAAATTAAAAGCTGAAAAGGCAAAAGAAATGAAAATTGCCGTTGAAGATCTTAAACCTTTACAAGTTAAACAAATTGAAGATGCTGTAAAACTTAGAGATGAATTAACAAAATTAAATGATTTATACGGAAGTATTGCATCAACAATAGAAACAGGTTTAGTTGATGCGATAGAAGGTGCAATAAATGGTACAAAAACTCTTGGAGATGTTGCTCGTAGTGTATTTACACAAATTCAAAGATCGCTTATACAATTTGGTGTTAATGCTTTTCTTGGTGGACTTCCTGGTATTGGTGGATTCTTTAGGGCTAATGGTGGTCCTGTTAGTACAGGAAAAAGTTATGTAGTTGGAGAGCGTGGGCCAGAAATGTTCGTTCCAAATGTGGGAGGCAGAATAGTACCTAATTCTGATATGGGTGGCTCAACTAATGTTGTAGTAAATGTAGATGCTTCTGGTTCTTCTGTTGAAGGAGATGAACAACGAGGAAAAGAGCTTGGTCGACTTATCTCAGTTGCAGTACAATCTGAAATATTACAACAAAAAAGACCAGGAGGATTACTTGCATAATGGCTACGTTTCCCTCAATAAAACCTAAATATGGTCAGCAGAAAAGGTCTGCACCATTTACTAGAACAGTTCGTTTTGCTGATGGTTATGAGCATAGAATTTTATTTGGTTTAGCACAACATCAGAATCCAAAAGTTTTCAATTTTACTTATGAAGTTTCGGAAACTCAGGCAGATACTATAGAAACATTTTTAGATGCCAGAGCAAATGATAGTGATAGTTTTGATTTTCCTGCGGATTATTTACCTGGAGAAACTGCTTCTAACTTTAAATTTGTTTGCGAAAACTGGACTAAATCAATACCATATAAAAATAGGGCTACGATTCAGGCAACTTTTAGACAAGTATTTGAACCAGCATCATAATGTCAGTAAACGCATCAGTATTTAGTAGTCTACAGGACATAAATCCATCAGCAATTATTGAACTATTTACTCTTCAATTATCTACGGCATTACATGGTGCAAATACAATTTATAGATTTCATGCTGGAAGCAATCTTAATGCAAATGGAAAAATAGTATGGGCTACGAATGAGTATCTTAGATTTCCAATACAAGCAACAGGTTTTGCTTTTCAACGTGGGCAATTACCAAGACCCAAAATAGCAATTAGTAATGCTACAGGACTTATTTCATCAATACTTTTATCTGTAAATGAAACGACAACTGGTAATGATTTGACAGGAGCTACAGTTACTAGAATAAGAACATTAGCTAAATTTATTGACGCTGTAAATTTTGCCGATGGAACAAATGCAACTGCTGATCCAACTGCTGAGTTTCCACAAGAAGTATATTCAATAGATCGAAAATCAACAGAAACTAGAGAAGTTGTTGAATTTGAACTTGCTGCTCCTACAGATTTAGCAGGAGTTAGAATACCAAAAAGACAATGTACTCGTTCCGTCTTTCCTTCTATTGGTACGTTTGTTCAATGACTTGGAAATATAAAGCACTACTTCATGCTCAACAAGAAGATCCAAAGGAATCTTGTGGTTTATTACTCAATATAAAAGGTAAAGAAAGATACTATCCTTGTCGCAATCTTTCGATGACAGAACATCAATGTTTTATTATTGATCCAGAAGATTATGTAAAGGCAGATAATACAGGAGAAATAGTTGGAGTAGTTCATAGCCACCCTATAACACCTCCTACCCCTAGCCAAGCAGATAAAATTAGCTGTGAAGATAGCAATTTACCCTGGCATATTGTTAATCCAAAAACAGAACAATGGGCATATTTAGAGCCTTGTGGCTACAAGCCACCTTTATTAGGCCGTCAGTGGGTGTGGGGTATAACAGATTGCTGGAGTTTAATAAGAGATTGGTATAAAGAAGAAAAAAACATTGAACTTAGGGATTGGGAAAGACCAGCTACATTAGAAGAGTTTAATAATAAACCTTTATTTGAAGATTGTGCTTGGCGAACTAATTTTAGAGAACTTAGACCTGATGAAAAACTACAAGATGGAGATGTGCTTCTTATGAGCATTTTACACCCAACTTTAAATCATGTAGCATTATTTTTTGAAGGAGATGTTATTCATCATTTA